CGTGAGGTTGTTGTAGCTGCTGTAGCAGACGCCTCAGTGACAGGCAGTGGTACGGCTACACACTACTCTATAGTTGATACAGGTAACTCTCGTCTACTTGCTACAGGCTCTCTTACGGCAAGCCAAGTAGTTGCTTCTGGAAACACTTTCTCACTAGGATCATTTACTATCGGTATACCTGATCCTGCATAATAAGGGTTATGGGCCATGACCAGCAGGATTCTACAGCAAGATAGTGGGTTAATCCTCACCGAAGCCAGTGAACCTATAATAAACGAGGATTTCATTGGTGTTAATGGTTTCTCTACTGGTAATCCAGTATTACAAACCACCGCAATAACTCAAGACCACGTTACAAACGTAATTTCCATCGTAACTGGTCAGCCCGTAATTTCTACTACGGCTATAAACCAAGCTCAAAGTCTATCTTCCACAAATATTACTACTGGTAACGTCGTTGTCTTACCAACGGCAATCACCCAAGATCATAATGTACAAGCAAGCAGTATACTCACAGGAAACCCTGTTGTCTCTCTTGCTACCCTCACAGAAGAAGAAAACTTTTCTGTCGATAGTATATTAACAGGTAGCCCTACAGTAGGTTCAACAAGCCTAACCCAAGTTAATAACTTATCTCCAGAAAACATAGTAACACAAAGACCTGATGTTGGTAAACCCTTCGACCCTAACGTCGTTATAGCAGAGGAAATAGATCAGATGTTTGGTGGTTGGCAAAGACGTGTATACGAAGTACCAGACGGTCGCCTAGTGCAAGCTGAACGTGAGATACAGGCTACCTTTGGTGATGTTGTGTCTATTGACCGTAAAGCTAAGTCTTTGCTCAAGTTTGGACGCTCCGCACAACTTTCTACATCTGGCTTACAGACTGTCTGGACCGTTGGTGGCAATGAGGCATATGTTTCAACTAACTCTATCTCTACTATATCTTCATCGTCTGCATCAGATACAGAGGTTATTAGGGTAGAAGGTCACACAGTCTCTGGAGGAGAGTTCACTTTTGTTGTACAGAATGTGACCCTCAGTGGACAGACTAAGGTAACACTAGATACAGCACTCGCAAGAGTGTCAAGAATTAGTAATGGTGGTGGTACAGAGTTAGTTGGTCGCGTAGTTGTGTATGAGGATACAACAATATCTGGTGGCATACCCTCAGACGCCACTAAAATACACATTGATATTCCTCTGGGCTTCCAACAGTCCCTAAAGTCTGCAACCACGTTCAGTAGCCAAGACTACTATGTTATGACAGGGTTCTATGGCTCAGTTAGTGCTAAAACATCAGCAGCCGTAGATTTCTACGTTGAGATAAGAGAACCTAATGGCGTATTCCTACCAATGGCTTGTTTTACCGCATCTTCCGCTGGTGGAAACTCAGACATAAGCCTTGATCCAGCAATTATCGCCCCCAAGAACTCAGACCTGCGTATTCGTTGTGAGACACAAGACAACAACGCAATAGTGTTTGGCATCTTCAAGGGCTACTTAGCGAAAGTATTATAATGTCAAAGACTGGCCTCAAAAACAAGATGGAAGCCCACAACAAGAAGTCTAAGCATAAGGTAACTATGCGGATGCTTCAAGCGGTCTATGATCGTGGTATTGGTGCTTACAAGACTAACCCCTCAAGCGTTCGCCCTAGCGTAAAGTCACCTGAGCAATGGGCTATGGCCCGTGTCAACAGCTTTCTCAAGATCGTAAGCGGTTCTAAGTCGGCTAATCACGATAAAGACCTTCTGCCCTCTGCACATCCATCCTCAAGCAAGAAGAAGTCCATGCAGAAGGGACAATACGCCAACGATATTTTCACTACAGAGCCAGAAGCAGTCTCTCGTAGCATGGATATAGGTCTTGAAGGCAAGGTTCACGTTCACGACTACGATGGTCAGGCTGTTTATATGCCAGGAGAGAGCCATGAGGCTTACCTAGCGCACTATGACAGGGGTGAGGCTATAGAAGAGGAAGAAGGCTCCTCAGTGGACCGTATAGAGGCTCTCAGGGCTATTGTAGCTGAAGTAATAAAGACAGAGTTTGCTAAGGCAGAGTACCAAGGTGAGAAAGTAACACTTAACAAGCCTCGCCGCATCAAAGGTGGCAACAAGAAGTTTGAAGTGTTCGTACAGGACGGTGGCAAGGTTAAGAGAGTTACCTTTGGCGATCCTAACATGGAAATCCGTCGTGATGACCCTAAAGCCCGTGCCAATTTCCGATCCCGTCATTCGTGTGACACCAAGAAAGACAAAACAAAGGCTGGCTACTGGTCATGCCGTATGTGGGAAGCAGGTACATCTGTGAGTGACATGACAAAGAACATTGAAGGTAAAATCCTCAAGACTGACGAAGAACAACGTATGGTCTATGGCTGGGCTTCAGTAGTAACCGAAAAGGGTGAAGCTGTAGTAGACCGCCAAGGGGATGTTATCGAAGCTGGAACACTTGTGAAAGCTGTAAACGAATTTATGGAGCATGTGCGTGTCGGCAAGGCTATGCACACAGGAGAGCAGGTTGGCACAGTAGTCCACTCGCTTCCTATCACTAAAGAAATCGGTGATGCTCTTGGTATCCAGTCTGACCGTGAAGGATGGGTCGTTGCTTACAAAGTATTCGACGATAACATCTGGGCTATGGTTAAGTCTGGCGAACTTGCGGCCTTCTCCATTGGCGGTCGTGCTATGAAAGAGGAGATTTAATCTTGCCTAACCTCCTAAAAAACTTGCAACTTGAGGAACTGTCCCTTGTGGACCGTCCAGCCAATGCACAGGCGATGGTTAGTCTCTTCAAGCGTGACAATTCCGAAGAGGAAATTATTAAAATGACTGAAGAAATGGAAGCCAAAGTAAAGGCATACATGGAAGAAAAGTCTTGTGGTAAACCAGAAGCTATGAAAGCTCTCGGCTACGACATGATGAAAGAGGAAGAAGCTGAACCCGCTAAAATGGAAGAAGCTCCAGAAGTAGATAAGGCAGAAGAAGCAACAGCAGAGGAAGTCGAAATTGACACCCTCAAGGCTGAGAACGAGCGTCTTCGCAAAGGTCTTATTGAAAATGGCTACGTCATCAAATCTGATGTTATCGAAAAGAAAGCTGAAGTTGAGATGCTAGAAGTTCAAGGTGAGATGGTAGTCAAGTCTGACATCCCTGCACCAGTTCTTAAAGCACTTGAAGCTGCTGCTGTCGAGAAGGCTGACATTGAACTGGCAAAACGTGCTGGTGAAGTTCTTCCCCACTTTGACATCTCTGTCGCTAAATCTCTCGTAGCTAAGTTCTCCGAAGATGAAGCTATCATGGAAGCACTGAAGGCCGCTGATGCAGCATTCGATGCAGCTATGCAAGAATTTGGTAAGTCTGATGTAGACGGTGAGTTCGCTACTTCTGCTGACAAACTGGATGCCCTCGTAAAGTCCTACATGGACGAAAACAAACTTAAGAAGAGTGAGTTTGCCAAGGCTTATGCTGCTGTAGCTAAGACTGATGCTGGTAAAGCTCTCATTAACAAATCCTATAAAGGGGAATAAAAATGGCTGTTATGCAATCTCGCGACAACCGCACATTCATTGCTGGCGAAGACCTCTCCGCAGCACAATTCAAATTCGTAACTCTTGAGTCAGATGGTCAAGTTGATCTGGCTGACTCCGCTGGTGAAAACGCTATTGGCGTATGTCTCGCTGGTGCTGCTGCTGGTAACGCAGTAACGGTATGTGTCTCAGGTTCAGTTATGGTAACTGCTGGTGGTACTATTGCCGCTGGAGCCGCTGTACAAACAGACGCATCTGGCGATGCTTTAACAGCCGCAACTGGTGATGTTATCTTAGGCTATGCCCGTGAAGCTGCTGTCGATGGACAGATCATCGAAATCGAAATGATTCAAGGTGGCAACGTAGCCGCCTAATCTAGCATTTAAGGAATAACATAATGCCACTTTTGACTCCATCCTCTGTACATATTGACCAGCCCTTGTCTAACTTGACACTGGCCTATGTACAAGAACAAACTAACTTTATCGCTGACAAAGTATTTCCAGTTGTAGGCGTACAACGTCAGTCCGATAAGTTCTACAAGTACGACCGTGCGAACATGAACCGCGCAGGTGACGTTAAGAAACTTGCACCACGTACCGAAGTAAACCGCATCGGCATGGAAATCTCCAACGACAGCTACTTTGCTGACGTATATGGCCTTGGCATGGACTTCGATGAGCAAACACTTGCTAACGAAGACGCGATGTTGGAAATTCGTTCTGCTGGCGCACAGACTATCATAAACCGTGTTCTAATTGACCGTGAAGAGAAGTTCGCTAGTTCTTTCTTCTCCGCTGGTATCTGGGCTACAGATAACACACCGGGTAACTTGTGGTCTGACTACACGAACTCCACACCATTGACAGACGTAACTACTGCGCGTCGTACAATGCAGTTGGGTTCTGGTGGCTTCAAGCCAAACACAATGGTTGTTGGTAAAGAAGTACGTGACATCTTGGTAAACCACCCAGATGTACTTGCACGTTTGAACGGTGGTTCTACTGTGAACAACCCTGCACTGGTAACAGACGCTAAATTGGCTGAAATCTTTGAGGTAGAGAACTTCTACGTCATGGAAGCTGTCAAGAACAACTCTGTGGAGGGTGTTGCTGAATCTAACGCCTTTATCGGTGGTAAGAACGCACTGCTGGCCTACACGCCAAGCTCCGCTGGTCTTATGACCCCTGCTGCTGGTCTGACATTCGCTTGGAACAACATTCCTGGCGTAAACAACCTTGGTGTTACTGTCGAGAGCTTCTCCGACGATGCACTGAAGCGTCAGCAAGTCGCAGAACATATCCAAGTTAAACTATCCTACGACATGAAAGTCGTTGGTGCTGACTTGGGTTACTTCTTCTCGGCTGTTGTAGCTTAATCTACCTATACTAACGGGGAACCCTGAGCTTAGTCTTGGGGTTCCACCCAACTTATAAAAGAACATAACAGTATCCTTACATAACGGAGTAGTCTCATGCACCCTACATATCTGGGTTGGCAGGTTGATTGGCCTGTGTTTATTAAATTACCAGTGTCAGCTAATGGCAAGAACTGGAAACGTGGAGAACACTTTAACTGGTTGGAGCAAAGCATAGATCAAGATAAGGTCGCTAGTCTTTACACCTCTGGTTATCTCTACCACAACAAAGAATTAGAAGTACAGAACAAGGTTGGAGACAGGTTGTCTGAGTTCTCTAGCAAGCAGCTAGATACCCTTGTTAGCTTACTTAATGTTATCGTCAAAGACAGGACTTCAAGTACATCTGAGTACAACACAAAGAAGTGCCGCAAGTCTAAGATCGACGACAAACAAAGAGGTCTCATCCGTCGCTTCCTAAACAACAGCGCATGGATTAGTGAAGACTTCTACCGCATTCGAGATGAGGTTCTCGGATAATAGTAAAACGAAGGGACGACTTGAATGGCTTGGACATATGATCCATCTGATCTAAACACTACTACGGCTTCTGGTCGCCTCAACACTGTTCGTCTTCTGGTTGGTGACACCGACACTCAAGACCAACAAGTACAAGACTCAGAGATTACCTTCGGGTTGTCTCAGAACGGTGACAACGTTTACTATTCTGCTGGGTGGATAGCCCGTACCATATCCTCTCAGTATGCCCGTAAGGTAAACACATCCCTAGATGGCGCACTTAAGGCTGACTACTCTGACCTTATGAAGCACTACTCAACACTAGCTGATAACCTAGAGTACCAAGGTAAGACCTCTGGTGCATCTGTTGGTATCCTTGCTGGTGGCATTACCAAGTCTAAGGTAAACTCTGTACGTGATAACACTAACCGTATCGAAGGTTCATTCCGTAGAGACCGTTTCAAGAACCCCCCAAGTTACCAAACACCAGAGTATGAATAAGGAGAGGTAAGATGTCTTTTCGCTCCTATGACTTGCTAAAACTTGTACAAGACTTTGGTGAAAGCCTAACTCTTCGTAAGGTGACTACAGGTGGGACTTACAACCCTGCTACTGGTGAGATTGATGGTTCAGCTACTACGGACTATTCCTTCACGGGCTATATGTACAACTACGATAATGGCATCTCTGGAAACATGGATATGGTCGTTAGGGGTATTCGTAAGTGTGTTATACCTGCACTTGGTCTTGCTGTCGAACCAGATACTGATGACCTTGTTGTTGGCAATGGAGACAACGTAAAGATTATCTCTGTAGTTACTATCTTCTCTGCTGGTACTCGTATTTGTTACCTCTGTGATGTGAGGGAATAACAATGGCAAAGCAGACTACTCTCAAGGTTAACAAGTCACTTGATAACAAGTTAAAAAAGATAACTGAGATGGCTGAAGAGGCTATAAGAGATCGGCTTGAGCATATTGCTAACTACACAACTGTTATCTCACCTGTAGAGACTGGTGCATATGTTGAAAGTTTTTCTTTTGCTGTAGGTGTTGGTAGGCCCAGAGGTAAGTCTTCTGCCAACAGGCCAAAGGCTGATCGTGAAAATGCTAAAAACAAAGGTAGGAAAAATCTTTACGAAGATATTGATAAGATAGACCTGCTGAAGACAGACAAGGTAACTCTGCGTAATGGCGCACCCCACGTTGAAGATGTAGAAAAGAAGCACTCAGTCTTCACTAGAGTAAGGAACAAGTTTGGTGGCTAGTATATACAACGATATTAGGGCTGCACTTGAAAGTCACCTTTCTGCTGTGTCAGGCATACCTAGTGTGGCTTATGAGAACGTAACTTTTGAGCCTACAACTGGAACTAGCTTTCTACAAGTTATGTTCTTACCAGTAGAAAGACGCCCTGCTGCAAGGGGCTTAAATCCACAACAAAGATACCAAGGTGTGTTTTCCATCTTGGCACACACTCCAGAGGGCAAAGGTCCGAAGGCGGCTGATGATTACGCTAATATACTGATAGAAGCATTTGAAGCTACAACTGACATATCCTTTACTAACTCTGACACAGAAACTATCAAAGTATCCATCGACTATGCAGAACGACAGCAGGGGATTATAGACAGCCCTTGGTACTACGTCCGTGTAGACATTGGATGGTACATTTACAAATAACTTCCCTTTAGGAGAAACAATATGGCTTTCGCACAAGGCTCACGCTCCAGTCTGTCGTTCATCGTAGAATCTACGTTTGGTACAACACCCTCTGGTAACTTTACTAACCTTCCCTTCAGCACTCACTCTTTGAACCTCACTAAAGATCGTGTAGCTGGTAATGATATTCAAGCTGACCGTATGCCTCGCGTAGATCGTCACGGTAACCGTCAAGTAGGCGGTGACATCGTAGTTGACTTACGAGATGGCGACTATGATGCTTTACTTGAATCAGCCATGTTAAACACTTGGTCATCTAACGTCCTTAAAGTTGGCGTTGCACCTAAATTCTTCTCTATAGAAGACTATGCTGCTGATATTGACCAAGCTCGTTTATTCACAGGTATGTCAGTTTCCACTATGGGCATATCACTTGCACCTAACCAGATGGTAGCAACTACCTTCGGTATGGTTGGCAAGGACATGACCATCAGTGCTACACAGAAGACCCAAACTGCTGCATCTGGTGCTGCACCATTTTCTTTTTTT